AATGGGGGGACAGGTGTCGGGGTGCAGACGCCTTAGAAAAAACCGCCCCTGTGGCTCTCATGCGCTTAGAATTGTATGCAGCGGTCTTAGCCTTATGACATTCTTTGCAAAGTACCTGCAAGTTCTCTATGCTGTTGTCGCCCCCAGCTGCTAGTTCTATTACGTGGTCTACCTCATTACCTATCTCGCCGCAATAGTTACAGGTCTTTCCGTACAGCCTAAAGGCCTGCGCCCGTAGACTTTCCCGCTTAGTGGTATTACCTCTTAGTGTGTGCTTACTCATTATCGCCCTTTCATAATCTCGTAGGCTTTCATTAACCCTTGTTCGTACAGGTCATTAGCTATAGGGTCGCGGTCTAGTATCAGGTCTGCAAGTGCGTCTAACTTTACCTGCCAGGTTTTGTTTACTATGTCTGCTATAGCTCTTATGTCCTTTAGTTCTTGTGTCTGTTTGTCATGGTCTTGTATTAAAAGGTTTACGCGGTCTACATAGTTTAATAAGTCCTGTTTGGGAAGTTGCACGTATTCCATTTAGTTAGATTAGCAAAGACTTAACCCTGAGGTGAGCAGGCAAGGAATGGCTTAACTTAACACCATTCACTTAACCCGTCGGTTCGCTTGGGTCGTCATGGGGACTTTCGTCCAGCCGCGCCATATGCCTAAATAGTTTAGTTAGTAGTACTTGGGCGGCTCGTTTCAAGTACACCGTTTAGGCTCGCATTTCTGCCTGTATGGGCTTATAAATCCATACTAATAGTACGCCCTCAAACGGCGGTTTACGCAGTTATTAGCTGCGCCTAAGTTATACTGCTTAGTGAGTGATTAGGCTCGTACGGTATCATACGTACACGCGACACGCCTTAGGTGGGGAAGTCTAGGGCGTGTCGCTTCTTATACTTCCGTAATCTTTTCGGCGTACTCTGTCCACTTACCGCAGCAATTAGTAGCCCATAGTCTTTCGTTAGTGTCTGGGTCTATTCCGAAATCTACTGGGGTTAGTATCTTTGCACACTCTGGACAAGCGGCGGGCAGGTTTTGAGCTGCGCGGTGTTGCCCCTCTATCTTTGCTTTAATCGTGTCCCACATCTCGTCGCTCATATCTCTTTATCCTCAATTACTTCTAGCATGACGTTTATTAAGTCAAATACCTTAGTTACCTGGCTGTTAGGTTTATCTATAATCTGGTTAATGTGTACGCGTAGCTGCATTAGTGCATTTGTGTAACCTACGTCGTATAACTTCTCTAGCGCTTGTCTTTCGCTCATGCCCTGTTACTCCATTTCTCACAAAAGCCGCACGGCTTTCCTATGTAATACCAAGCGCCACAGGTGCAGCGCTGGACGTCCTTATCTCTTGACACTGTGATACCCCCACCACATACCCACAGCTTCTTTAAAGTTCACCTGGTGAATTTGTCCGTTATTCCATACTTCGGCATGGTGTACTGTCTGGGTGCTTGTGTCCCCATAGCCAATTAGTACGGTAAAGTTTCGTTGCTCGGATAACCTTTTAAGCGCGATAGCCTGACCAGTGGCAAGGCTAATGTGGGGGCAGTTGCCTGTACCGTCCCAGTGCTTCATCTCGACAATTAAAAACTGGTAGCCAGTTTCTAAAAAGTAGGCGTAAAAGCCGTCAATGTCGCTTAGTGTTACGCGGTCTTTTAATTCGGTAGTAAAACCCCACTTATCAAACTGCCAGGTATTCTTTAGGTGCGTTTCCATACTGCGTATTTCATGCGTCATTATCTTCACCTGCTAAAGCCCGCATAGTAGCGCAAGGCCAGTTAGCCCAGTCGTCGCCGTTACTTTCAAGGTCTACGCAGGCCGTACAAAATGTAACCCCGTCCCTTGTTTGTTGCACGTGTACCATACGTACGCGGTTTAGGGTTCGCTCTAGTTTGTCGTAACTAAGCCCTTGCGGGCATTCGCACTTGCAGTAGTCGCTGTGTTCTGGGTTACTCATTTATCCCACCTGGCTTTACAGCTCTCGTCCGTGCCACCTATGCCACAAACATAACCCGAATAGGGGTCACCGTTTTTCTTCATACCTGTTTTGCGGCGCATTGTGCCATGTACGCAAGTCGGGGCGCTTAGGTCTGGTTCATCTATTAACGCCCAAGGGTCTACTTCTTTCGGTGCAGCTGCGGGCGTTACTTGCCTAGCTTGTGCAGCGTTTACTTCTTGTTTGCTGGCCATTGACTTACCTAGCCCAATACCTAACGCGCCTATAGCCCTGCCTATTGCCGAAGTTTCTAGGTTTGCTAATTCGCTGCCCCTGGTAAACGCTGTCTTACCTTGCGCTAATTCGCTACAAGTTCCCGTAGCAGGTCTTGGGTCGTCTGGGTGTCTGTAAACGTACGCAATACCCCAAATAAAGTCGGGGTTACCGTCCATTACGCCCTTAAACTCAAACTGTATAGACGCGTTTTCGTACTTTTTGTAAAGTAATTCTATGCGGGTTTTAACGTCTACATAGTCGCTTATGTCGTAGCTCATACGTGCCAGCCGTCCTTTTCCATTTGCTCTTCAATGGTTAGGCCGTTAGTCCACTTGTTAAAGCGGCTGCGCATATAGTTATTTTCGTATTTAATACCGCCTAAAAAGCCCACAAAGCCCGCGATAATCATTAGTAATAAGGTAAATCCGTTAAAAAACATTTGCCCTGTTTCCTTTGTTAGTTATTTATCTTTTAATTGGTCTTGACTATAACGCTTAACCCCGCCAATTTTGAGCGGCTTTAGCGTTCCGTTCTTTTCCCAGCGCCATAAGGTAGTTCGATTAACTTGTAGCTTGTCGGCTACCTGTCGCGCTGTTAGGTACTTTTCCATTAGTGCCTTTCCCTGTGTAAGGATTGTTGCATGGTGTTACATTTACCGCAAGTAGGTTAGTTACTTCGGCGTGTCATGGTTCGTTATGTGGGTGTTTAGCATGGTTTTAAGGTCGTCTACTTTGTCCACTAAGTCATTTAATGAGCGCCCACCGTTAGCATTTGGGGCTATTTGGGCTGTTGCCTGGTCTATGTATAACTTAAGCGGCTTTAGCACTACCCACTTAACAAACATACCTACCGCCCCCGCAATAGTCATTAGTGCAGCTGCATATTGGGCAACTATTAGTAACGCGCTCATTATGAAATACTTAATTTAAGTTCGCGTGTAGTTATAGTTGCCTTGCCATTAGCCTTAACCTGCAGACTTACAGGCTGCCCTTTTTTGGCTTGAAATACCCATACATTAGTAACGAAAGTAGTAGCGCCTTTTTTCAGGGCTACGGTTGTATAGCCTGTAGCGTCATTTATACCGCTGGCGTCGCGTACCCACTTAAGCGTAAGTTCGGTAGCCCCCGCCAGTTTCGGTGTAGTGATGTTTAGGTAACAAACCCATAACGCGCCCGCTTCGCTGTTTTGTGTAGGTACTAACTTGGTAATGCCCCCAGCTTCTACCGTAAGCCACTTGTCTTTAACAAGGTTCTGGGTAGGCGGTTTGCTCTTAGCGTCTGACTTCTTACTAATGTACTGACTCATGCGTCTATCCATTTCTGGGGGTTTCGGTGCTTTGTAGGCTTCCAAGTACGGCTGGCCAATACCTGAAAATGTAGGTGCGGGGCGGTGCTACGGCCTGTATTGCCCGAAATGCCCACTAAATCGCCCTTAGCGACCCGTTGACCCACTTTGACACTTACGCCGTGTAGGTGGCAATAACCCGCCCACAAGCCCGCCCTGCCGTCTGGAAATGCTTCATTATCGACTATTACATGGATACCGAAAGCAAAGCCCCAGCCCTTTTTATAGACGTGTCGCCCAGCATGGACAACTACCCCGCCCACAGCTGCGACTACTGGCGTACCTATCTGGCAGCCGTAGTCAATGCCCTTATGTATACCGCCCGTACGATACCTAGCCCCGTAGGGAAATGAAACCCTGCCTGCCTTAACGGGCTTCATCTGGGTTAGCCCTGCCGTAGTTATCGTATTCTGGGTTTAACCAGTTAATAAGAATTGGCAAACCTGCAGCTAAACCTAAGGCCAGCGCGGGGTGAAGTCCCAGGCTGTCGCCGTTCATAAGTACCCAGCCTAAAACCCCAGCGCCAAATACCTTTAAGAATGACGCGATAGGGCTATGGGCTAGCCATACTAGGAAAGTCATTTTTTAGCCGTAGGTGCTGGCTCTAGTTTGGTTAGTCGGGCTTCTAACTGGTCAATTTTAACTAAGGCGTCTTTTAATGCTGCGGTTAAAACTGGAATTAGGCGGGTTTCCTGGACTTGCTGGTATACAGGGTTTCCGTCTTCGTCCTCTGCGTCCTTTTCACCTATGACTAAATCGTGCATAAGTCCAGCAATTTCATGAGCTAAAAAGCCATAACGTAATTCTTTTGTTTCGTCATTTATAAAGTTATAGGTGTAGACATTGGCAGACTTAATTCGGTCTGCGGCGTCTGTTAAAGGCTCTACGTTTTCTTTTAGGCGGTAATCCGACGGGGCTACAAGTGTAGGGGCGGCTGTGGTGCTGGCGTTAATCGTGCCTGCAGCTGTGCCGTTACGGTAAAATTGCTGCATTATGGCACTTGTAGTTCCAGTTAATCTGTTTAAAGATAAAACTGTAGCGGCATCATTTACGAAATTGCTTTGCGTACCGCTTAAATAAAACCCAGTAGTTGTATCTGTTGCGCTTGATGTACGACCAGTAGTGCGAATAGTCAAATCCGTTTCAATAGTTCTGTTTGCTAAGTTCCATACGTCGGCGTCTATAGCGTCGCCTAGTGTTTCAATCGCGCTCGCACCGTTTGTAACAAGGTCTGTCGAGGTTGGAACGCTCCAGCCATAATTTGGGGTGGTTGTTGCCATTTATAAATCCTGCCATTCTTGAGTAGGGAAAGCCACGCCGTAGCTTGTCCAGGTATAACTATAATCTATCTGTTCCCAGTTAGGGGTATTGAAAGCCTGCGAATAAGGCGCAAGTATCAAATCTAAAATAAAGGAATTTTTGGTAATTGAATAAGTACAGCCAATAGTCAAATAATCCTGTACCCCGCCCATAGCGTCTGGGGCTTCAACCGTGCAGCGAATACCCAGCGGCGCGGCAAGTAAAATATACCGTTCGGGGCTGGTGAAATTAGGGTTAAGTAAATCCATGCTTATCTGCTGGGTGCTTAACAATGGGTACGCCATAGAATTAAGTATTTTTTGCCCGATATCATTTGCTTCGGCTTCTACAAGTAAATAGGTTTCTAAAGTGCCTGCCCTGTCACCGTAAATTTCGGTGCTTTCGTTTTCGTAGTAGGTAGTCGCTAAAGTGTCAAACCTGCTAATAGTTACAATGTTTCGTAATACGTCGTACCTGTCCCCGCCTTGTATTTCAGGGCTTAACATATTGCCAGTAAAAACTATTTCATTAGTTAAATCTGTGTCGCCAAAATTAAAATATAGCGTTCCGTCTGGCTGTTCGATAATGTAACCGTAAACCCCATATGTAAGTTTTACCAGGTCGTCCCATACGTTAGCCGGGCCTTCGTCTAAAGCTTGTTCGGCGTTGTCCGGGTCTACCACAAAGGCGGGGAAGTTTATTTGCCTAGACGTGCCTACTTCTGCCCAAGTCTGCGCCCCATAATTTGCCCAGGTTAGGTTTCTATTTACCGAAGACCAGTTTAGGTTATACATTTCTTCTTCTATGTAAAGGATTAGCCCCTCGGCTGTGCTTAAAATAAATTGGTTTACATAGTAATTAGTATTTTGCAGTAAGGATATTTGCGAAGTAAGGGTAAAACGCCATTCTAAAACATAACCCAATACCCCATGGCTACGGTAAGAGCTTGACCTATTGGTAACATTACCCGCTTGTAGAACCCGCCAGACATTGTAATTATCTTTTACCTGTATTTCAACCCATGAACCTAGCTCTATATCGGGTATGTAATCTTCGCTAAATAATAACGATAGCGAACACGACGCAGGGTAAGGCGCGTTAATGTATTCGTAAGTACCCCGCGAAATGTTTATGTTGTAATCAACCCATGACGTAACTTCTGTTTTTGTAGCGCTGTGTGAAGTATTAGGGGGTAAGGTCATTACCCTTATTTCAGGGTTAAAAGCGGTCACGACATAGCGCCAGATAAGTTAATCGTGCCACTAATGCGGCTTTGTGTTTGTAGTAACCTTTCAATACTTTGACGGGCGCTCTGGGCGTCTATGACGCCGTTAAAAATAAAAGTATTACCGCCGCCCCCGCCTGGGTCTTTACGGATTGACCCCGAACCAGAGGGTACAAATATCTCACTGCCGAATTCGCCAACACGGTAGGCTTGATTTTTCATGACGCTGCCGCCTGCAGCCTTGCCTTGCGGGGTGGTCAAAAAATCCCAGACTTTGTTTCTTATAAGGTTGGACGGAAGTTTATCTAATATGGGTTTAATTTTTTTGTAAGCTGCGGAAAGGTTCGTAATAGCAGTTGCAATATTGTTAATAGCGTTTGCAATATTTTCCAATGCGTCTGCACTTTTAACACCGTTAGGACTTGATAGGGCGCTAAACATAGTCTTAAATGCTTCTGCAAGTGTGGCCAAACTTTCGCCTAATTTAATGCCCCCGCTCTTGCCGTCTAGCTCATTGGAAAGCGCTTTAACTTTATTACTTAAACCCTTTTTTTGGTCTTCGCCACTAAAGCCAATGGCTACTAAGTTTACTTGTTCTAGTAGGTCTTTAAGTATTGGGATAGCCTTTTGACCTATGCCCTCTTTAAGTTCGCCCCAGCGCTCGTTAAGAATTTTTAACTGTCCCTCGTAGGTCTTTGTATTCTCATACGCCGAACCGCCGAAAGTGTCGGTTAATTCTTTTTGGGCTTTCTGGAAGTCTTTAGTTTTTATTGTAGTTTCGTCTAGCGGTATGCCTAGCTTCTTTAGCGCAGATAGGTTACCCCCATATGCGCGACCTAACGCCTGTGCCACGGTTTCTAAATCTTTACCCGTCGCCGCGCTAATATCTATGGCAAGGTTATTTAACTCTTGCGCCTTAGTTAAATCGTCTGTACGGCGTACAAGTATTTCTAATGCTGGGCGTAGTTTAGTGTCTGCAATACCGTAAGAAATTTGCTGTTTAGTTATGTATTCTTCGGCGCTTTGTATTTGTTTGTCTGTCGCCTTAGTAACATTCTTTAAGGTAGTGGCTAGTTTCTTTTGGCTTACTTCATCTTCAATAGCAGCCTTTACGCCGTCTATGCCTATCTTTATAGCCATAATGCCAGCAGCTGCAGCCACACCCGCTAAAGCCCCAGCTGCAACTTTTCCGTACTTGGAAACCTTGCCACTAAAGCCTTTAGCGTCGTCGCCTGCCTTGTTTAGACCCTTGCCAAACTTGTCTACATCTGCAAGTAAATTAAGCTTAAGGGTTCTTTGTGTAGCCATTAAATAGTCCCCTTAGTCCAGTTGTCTAAAACATTGTCTACGGCTTCGTGCCATTCCCTAGTAATGCGCGGTTGCTTAGCTCGTAGTGTTGGGTAAATCCAATAACCCTCGCTGCCTTGTCCACGTTGAGGGCTACGGTATGGAAAGCGCCGCCCGCCGTTAGGAAACTTCCCGCTAATACTTGTTGGGTCTGCGCCAAATTCCGAACCGTAAAGCACGTCGCCAGAC